GAAAATTTATTTTTGAAAAATGGAAATTTTTCTTGAAAGCTGTGTTATAATAACTACCGAAAGTTGGTGACGCAAATGTCAGTTATCAGAAGTCAGCGTGCCGAATCGGAAATGGAGTTTATATACACGGCAAGAGAACTCCAAAAGTACACCATTCAAAAGTGTGTCGGTTTTCCGAAACGGTACACATTCTATGTCAGTCAGCCGATAGCCAACTCTGCAACAAGAATACATCAGTATGTCAAAATGGCAAACAGCGTATATCCGACAAATGCTCATGAAGCCCAGATACGCAGAGATTATTTAATAAAAGCGAATGCTGAATTGAATAGTCTTGTTTCTCAAATCGAGGTAGCACATGAGTTGTTCGGGTTAGAACCGAATGTTATGAAATATTGGATGGATATTGTTGAGAAAGAGATCAGGCTTGTAAAAGGCACAATGAAGAAAGACAAGGAACGCTATAAGAATTTGACGTAAACTTGTCGTTGGGTTATGTTCTGTATGTCGTCCAGTGCTGCTTGGTGGTGGCTCCGTTCCGCTAATAACAACAATAACTTCAATAATGTCAATACGGACGGCTCCAATAACAATAACAATGCCAACAATACAGGTGGTGTGGCCTTGGGCTCCTCTCTGCGTGACAAAGTAACCGACAGGCGAAATCAGTGTAGATGGAGAGAAGGAGAACATGACCCTCGCATAACAGCGTAAATAAAACGCCTGATAGGTCTGGGAGGACGCTGCTTGCATTGCGGTGCTTGGTGGTGATGTGCCGTTCAATTCCCAGTGACCTTATGCCGTTATATGTAATCACCCGACAGCGGTACGGGCGTTAGACCGAAAGGAATGAACCGATGACAAGCGAAGAACGCAGAGAGGCTCGGTATCGGAGAAGAAAAGAGAAACGGGCGGCAAAGAAAGCCGCCAACTGCACCAACTATGATAACTTTGACGAAGTTTTCTCTTACGAACACCTGTATCAAGCCTACCGAAAGTGCCGTAGAAATGTTGCGTGGAAAGCAAGTGTACAGAAATACATCACGCAAGCTCCTCTGTTAGTCAATCAAACCTATGAGAGACTACAGCAAGGGAAATTTCGCTCGACAGGATTTTGTGAATTTGACATCCACGAAAGAGGAAAACAGCGGCATATCAAGTCCGTTACAGTCGGAGAGCGAGTGGTGCAAAGATGCCTATGTGATTACGCTCTTGTACCAATGCTTGGGAGAACTTTTATTTACGACAATGCGGCTTCTCTCAAATACAAGGGCTACCATTTCGCTATAAGGCGGCTGTGTCAGCACCTTCGTGAGCATTACCGGAAATACGGAAAGGACGGCTACATTCTGCTGTTTGATTTTCGTAAATTCTTTGACAATGTTTCGCACAAGGTGTGCAAAGACATTCTTCGTCAGGAATTCACTGACGAGAGGATCATCAATATCACGGAGCATTTCATAGATATGTTCGGTGAGAAAGGTCTTGGTCTTGGCAGCCAGATCAGCCAGACATTCGCTCTCGCCTCTGCCAACAGGCTTGACCACTACATCAAAGAGTACTGCGGTGTGCGTGGCTACGGTCGTTATATGGATGACGGCTATCTTATTGACTACAGCAAAGAATATTTGCAATGGTGTTTAGAAGGTATTCGCAGAATATGTAAAAAACTTGATATCACCCTGAACGAAAAGAAAACACAGATAGTAAAGCTGTCACACGGTTTTACCTATCTAAAGACCCGTTTTTACCTGACCGACACGGGAAAAGTCCTGCGAAAGATATACACACGCAGTGTTACCCGTGAACGGCGAAAACTGAAAAAGTTTGTTCCACTCCTGCAAGCAGGCATTATGACATACGAAGATGTATATACCTCATGGCAGAGTTGGAAATCCTATGCTCTCAATTTCAGTGCTTGGCGAACAATACAGAATGTCGGAAAACTTTTTGACGATCTTTTTGTTTGGCCTACAATTTACGGTGCATACGGATAAGACACAAATCAATACAGTAAAAAGTGCATCTCCGCAGTTCGGAGGTGCATTTTTTATACACATTTTAAGGAGGAAATCTACATGGAACTCAAACTCGTACTGAAAGACGGCACAAACATCCCACTGGAAGAAGCAGGCTACAACATCAACCATTGTGTAGTAAACTGCAATGACAGAGCAGCGTTTCAGGCTATCTGGAACAAGCTCACACCCGATAACCTCTCGGAAGTAGAGCTTACTGACAACGGCAATACCGTACAGACAATTACCGGTCTTAAGCTGAACGGCACACAGACGGTCGAGAACCCTGACGGTACGCTTACAGGTCACTTCTATTTCGGCGGCGGTACGGTCATTCATTATCCGTCTGGCAACACTTCTGTATCTGAAATTGAAACAGATGATGTAGAACCGGACACGGAAAGCGATAATCCGCAGAATGAAATTGAGGTGTAATTAGTGGAGCAAATCATCACTATTGTTTTAAGTGTCTTCGGTGGAGGTGCTTTGCTCTCTTTTTTGCAATACCTCATTAACAGGCATGACACTAAAAGCGGAAAACACAGTGCTATTATGGAGGCTATCAATAAGGTCAAGGTCGAATTAGACACATTGCGTGGTGAGATTAACGAAGATAGAGCAACCAACGCTCGTATTCGCATACTGAGTTTTTCAGATGAGATCAGGCACAATGTAAAACACAGCAAGGAGTCTTTCGACCAGATGATGCAGGATATTGATACTTATAAGCGATACTGTGACAAACATCCCGAATACAGAAACAACAGAGCTGTTATGGCAATTACGAACATAGAGCGTGTTTATTCTGATTGTTTGAGAGAGCATAATTTCCTTGAATGAAAGGGGCATTACGATGAAGATCGACTGGAAAAGAAAACTGACAAGCCGTAAATTCTGGGCGGCTGTAGTAGGTTTCGTTACACAGATCATGGTTGCTTCCGGTGCGTCCGAAGGTACAGTTACACAGACAACCGCAGTAATTATGGCATCTGCTACTCTGATTGCATATATGCTTGCAGAGGGTATTGCGGATAACGGCAAGTCAGGCAACGACACATCAGAACCGGAGGAAGAACAGCATACATCAGCTATCGGCTTTGAAGTCGGTTACGAGGAAGACGAAACAGAAGAATAAAAACGAATAGAGGGTGTGTGTAAACACGCACCCTCTATTATCAAGGAGGCGAAAGCACAATGTTAAACGGAATTGATGTTAGCTACGCACAGGGAAATATTGATTTTTCCAATCTCGACAAATCCAAAGTGCAGTTTGCGATTATCCGTAGCAGCTTTGGTTGGGAGGCAAACCAAAAGGATAACCAGTTTGAGAGAAATTACAGTAATTTCAAGAAACTTGGTATTCCTATCGGAGCATACCATTACTCCTATGCCAGAACAGCAGATCAGGCAATCAAAGAAGCGAAATACTGCATTGAATGTATCAAGGGTAAAACATTTGAGCTGCCGATCTACATTGACATTGAGGATAACAGTGTCATTTCGGCAGGAAGAAGAAACCTGACAGATGTAGTGAAAGCCTTTTGCGACTACATGAAACAGCATGGCTATAGGACGGGATTCTATACTAATCCGTCATGGCTTGAAAACTACCTTTACAAAGATGAACTTCTCGGCAAATACAGTCTGTGGCTTGCTCATTGGGGTGTATCTAAAGCATCTTTTAGCTACGATGCATGGCAATACAATGTCGGCAGCAGAAAGGATATTGATGGTATTTCTGGCGAGATAGATTTGGACTACTGTAAGCCGGAACTTGTGGTTGTTGCAAAAAATACACCAACCAATACACCAACTGTCGTGTTGAGTGATTGCGACAAGTATCTTGATTCTGCGAAGACCTTTATCGGCAAAAGCGGTTACTACGTCTGCAAAACAAAACTTGGTTTGCCCGGTATCTTTGATTGGTGTGCTTTTGTTGTGTCACTCATCTTCAAGGAACTTGGATTCATTGGTAAGTATATTGACAAGGTTTATGGCGGTGCCGGAGATATTCCCAGATACAATGACGGTAAATATGGCATATGGTTCAAAAAAGGCAGTAAAGCACCGAAACCCGGCGATTTGTTCTTTATGAGATACAGCGACTATCCGAATGAGGATAAGTATTTCTGCGATCATGTCGGTATAGTTGAGAAAGTCAATGGAAACACCCTTACAACGCTTGAGGGAAATGTTGACGGTATCACAGGAAATTGGGCGGCTACATCGACATTTAAGCGTAAAACAAGATATCTGAATGATAGTAACATTTATGCTTTTTTCCGTCCGAATTGGGTAGGTTCTACTACCGCTACCGCTGCATCAGCCAAGACTAATAACAAAACTGTAGAGGAACTTGCAAACGAAGTAATCGCAGGAAAATGGGACAGCGGCGACAAGCGTAAGCGGCTTCTTACTTCTGCCGGATATGATTATTCGGCAGTACAAACAAGAGTCAATGAGTTGCTTTCCAAGTCTTCATCACCTCAGAAGACAACAGAAGAAATTGCAAAAGAAGTTATTGCAGGGAAATGGGGTAACGGAGACGAAAGAAAGAAAAAACTGACAGCGGCCGGATATGATTATGATTCTGTACAGCTTCTTGTCAATGCTCTTATGAGCGGCACTTCTGCAAGCAACAACGTGTACTATACAGTCAGAGCCGGAGATACCCTCTCATCCATTGCCACCAAGTATGGTACGACTTATCAGGCAATTGCAAAACTCAATAACATATCCAATCCCAATTTGATATATGCAGGTCAAAGGCTCCGTATAAAATAATGAAATCGGTTTCAGATTGACAGACAATAGCCCCTCTCACAGAGATCATCATCTTTGTGGGAGGGGCTTAATTTTTTGTCTATTATGATTTGTTATGGGACAAAAAGTAAAATTTTTGCTTGACTTTGCCCCAAAACGGAACTATAATATACTATACAGACGCAATACGGGAC